GTCAGGATAGTGTCGAGATGTACAAGGATGCAGATCACTTTACCATTGAAGGATTGAAGCTGGTTCCCCAGAACCAAGATCACGTGAAGCGCGTGCTTGATGTAACTGGCCTCGAAAAGGGCATGTTCACGCAAATGGGGCTGCTGAATCTAAAACCTGAAATAAGGGTGGACGCATACGGCGAGACAGTCAAAGCCCTCGAATACTACGCTATTCCATACAGTATCGCGGATAACGACTTGCATCACATCGGCAAGTGCAAGTGCTGCTGCGGCGATGCCCTCGTATCCAAATCAACAGACTTCAATAACACAGCGATGTGCCATGAATACGGCGGCAGGTGGGGGTACTCGCTGGAGGATGTTGAAAAACGTCTCAGTGTCTTCTCAGACTGTAAGGTGAACCAGCTTTTCACGTCAAACCGCCAAGAGGGATGCGTCACGTGCATGGATTTTTTCGAGAAGCGGTTCGACCGCAAGTCCTCACCGTTTTCTCCGAAATTTCTGAATGACTGCGAAGCGATAAGTTACGCGGACTGATGTTCCGCAACGCCATAAGGGACGGCGCGGCTACCGACTAGGATTAGGCGGTTTTTTCGCCGTCAGCGGCGTTGCTGGCACGCAGAACGGCAAATCTAGCGAACAGAGAAAGGAGATAACAAATGAGGTTCGGAAACTACGAGTTCCTAAAGTCCAACCAGTGGTGCTATCAGATGTACAAAGTCGCGCCCGATGGATGGGACGGCAAGTCAAAGATGAAGAAAAGCCCCATTGACGGCAGGAGCCTTGTAGCCATTGAGTGCTACCCGAACACGCTCGAAGCCGCTATCAATCGGTGCATTCAGTTCAACGAGCGCGACAGCGTAGACACATGCGATGCAGCCGAGCTTTTGGCAAAAGTCGAACAGCTCCACGATTCCATGCACTCGATGGCGCGTTAGATCGCAAGCGCCAAATAGCGACAACGACAGAAAGGAAGAAACCAAATGAAAATCTATCTACCGGACGATGCAGACGGGAACGTTATCCCATCGAACGTCAAGGTGATGTACGAGAAGGATGGCAACGTAATACGAGTGGACGATATGACCTACTTTATCGTCTCGAAAAAATGGCGCGTCCACTCGGGCAGCTCGTTGTTTAACCCAAGCAAGCTCTATCTCAACAAGCCGGACAGCCTCAAGCAGCTCGCGAAAGACCTCGACAGAGTCGTGAACTTCAAGCCAAATTGCGGCTTCTCGATTCCGGCGTGCGCTTATGCGAATCACTCCGGACAGTTTTGCGACGGCTGCAAGTTCCACGGGAGCTCCGTATGCTCGATGTCGGCATTCAAAGACGTTGCCGTCCGTGTTCACCGTCTGTGCGGTGATTCCGAATGAGTGTCGAGTTGCTCAAGGATGCGGAAGGTCGCGAGATTCCGCTAGATACCGAATTTCTGTACGACAAGAAAGGCAAACGAAGGGAAGTCGATTGGTACACGTTCTATCCAGACAAAGACAGGTGGGATGTTGTCTTTGAAGATAGCTGTGTACGTTTTTCACCGCACAACCTTAGCCTAACTAAGCCCGACACTTGGGAGGAGCTGGAGGAGGACTTGGGCAGGGGCGCGGACGCGCTGAATTACGAAGCATGCGCCTATTTTGGCAAAAGCGCGTGCGACTGCTCATCGTGCATCGCCGACAAAGGCGGAACCTGCGAAAGCGTCGCCATGCGCGACATTCTCGACCGCATCCGCAAGCTGAGGGGTGAGTGCGATGCCTAACGATTGTCCCTACTGCGGAGAACCGTATCTCAATTTCGGAGATGATGACGAGGGAGTCCAGATGTGGATTGACGCGCTTAAATCCGGTGGCTACATCATCGCCGTAGACCCTCCATACGCATGGAGCGCCCATATAAACTACTGCCCGTTCTGCGGGCGCGACCTCACGAAGAAGGTGGACGAATGACCGACAAAATCAAGCTGAAACCCTGCCCCTTCTGCGGTGCCGATGTGGAAGTTGTAAAAGATTTTGAGTTTTGCTTTGAAGGCTATTCCGTTTGGTGCGAGAACTGCAATTCTTCGTCAGCCATTTATGACGACAAAACCGATGCTATCGAAGCATGGAACAGGAGGGTGCAATGACAGCTAAGACGAAACACAGCTACGTGCTCAACAAGAAGGCCATCCAGCACTATCTGATTGACCACGACCTAACGCAAGACGATTTTGCTAAGACTCTTGGCATCTCTACTTGGTATTTCAACGAGCTACTGAACGATCGTAGGAACATTTCGCTAAGAAACCTGTTCTCCATTGCCGAAGAGACGGCTATAGACGTACGCGATCTAGTTGTGGAGGTTGACGAATGATTACCTATGAGCAACGCCGCGAGCTGGCTGAGAAGGAGGGCTAGATATGGCATACAGCGACTACGGAGCGTTCGTGTACCTCAACGGCGAGCGCAGAACCGACAAGGAGGACGTAGGCGTATACGACACCGACGAGGCTTCATTGCCTACTGGACTCCGCATATACGCGAACATCATGAAGCACCATGGCGGCTGCGAGTGGTTCGAGTTCTCGCACCATGGAGTCATGGGAGACGGCAGTGTCCGCGTCGGCTGCTATAAGCAGGGTTGGCCTGAGGTCTACGAATGGGAGGACGGCAAGGACGATCCGACCAAATACACGTTCGATGACCTTTCCCGCAAGTTCGGGTGGGACGATTACGAGGAGTACGGCGAAACGAGGTACGCCACCGACAAGTACGACAAGGAGTTTGACTTCTTGGGATGGCACTTCCATTTCTGGGGCGACGATTACGGCGGTACTCCGAGGTACGGTGCGACCATGAGCCGCGACAGAGAGACTTGGGAGTGCGACTACGATTGTATGTTTGGGGCTGGTTTTGATGACATTCACTAGCGATGAGCACTATCGCGTGAGCGGTGTCTGGAACTTCTGCCCGCAGTGCGGCAGAAAGGTAGTGAACCATGGCTTATGACAGAGCTGGCTACCGCGTTCACTGCGGCGAGTGCCGCTATCTCGTGCTTGACGAAGAGCGCACGAAATTTAACCGCGAGATATTCGGTGAGCACATGCCAAAGGTTTACTACTGCGAAAAGCTGCGTATCAGAGTAGACCTGCTGGATTCACCCAACAACCCGTCAAGCAAAGCTGCTGGCTGCTATAGCTATGAAAAGGTTGGCTATATACGGCGCTACAGCTCCTAAATAAAGACAGTCTAAATTGACTAGCCCCGCCGAAAAAACGGGTCTTCTTATAAAGAAAGGAACCTAACAAATGAATATCACCAAGCGTAGGGTCGCGTTCGTCGCGGCCCTAATTGTATCCGTCATGGCTATCGTCACGGTGTGCGGGTTGGCTGGGTGCTCATCGTGCAGCCGTAGTTTAAAGAGCGCCACTAGCGATATCAGCGGTGGCCTTGACCGCACGGTCACGCTCTACGACAACACGGGCAAGGAAATAAAAAGCTGGCACGGCAAGATTGACCTTGAATCCAACGACCAAGAAGTGTTTTTCGACCTGAACGGCAAGCGCGTGATTATCCAAGGCGGCATTGTCGTAAGTGAGGAAGATTAGATGAAAGTCTCACCAAACATCCAAGTGATTCAGGCGCAATTCGACAGCAAGAAACTCAAGCCGTCATATGCTCATGGCGTGGGCGATGCGGGTTGCGACATGCGAGCCAACATCACGGAACCAAAGACCATCTTCCCAAGCGAGATTGTGAAGTTCGGTACGGGTATCCACCTTGCCATGCCGCACGGCATGTTTGCGTTGCAGGCCATCCGTTCGGGGCTGTCCATCAACCACGGTCTGCAATTAGCCAATGCTCCAGGAATCATCGACAGCGACTATCGCGGCGAGATCGTATGCGCTTTGGTCAACATGTCAACTGAGCCGTACACGGTGGAGCCGTTCGAGCGAATCGGTCAGCTCATTTTCCTAGCGTACTATTCCGTTGCATTCGAGGAAGTAGACAAGCTGCCCTCGACCTCGCGCGGCGATAGCGGTTTCGGTTCATCGGGGAGGTTTTGATGCCTAGCAAGGTGGGCGAGCGTTGTGCCACGTGCAAGTTCGCAAAGAACCCGCACACGACCAAGAGCGCTGTGGTCGAGGTCAAGTATCTGACGTGCTGGCGAAACCTGCCGCACGAGTGCAAGCCATGGAACAGGTGCAATTTCTGGGAGCCGAAGGAGGTAGAGCAATGAGCGGAACGAAAAGCCCCAAGACCCTAAATGCAATGGAGCTACTGAAAAACCCGAACTTGACCACCAAGCAGGTAGCCATGAGGTCTGGCATAAGCGAGCGCCATGCGCGTAGGTTGCGCAACCAGATGGAGGGAGAGCAATGCAAGTAATGGGAGTGGAGCTGGAGGACAACGACCACAAGGTTTTGACCTACGATTCCGACTGCCCCCGCCATTATCTCGGTGACGGCTTTATCACAGCTACCCGTGCCATGCGCTCCGCTATCAAACAGTGGAGGGACGAGTTTAACCACTCGGCAATCATCGTCTGGTGGTGGTGCTGTACGTTCAAATACGTCTGGCGCTGCTTGTCAAAAGGCCAGACGCTATCAGACATAGACAAGGCCATTGATTGCCTGAAAAAGCTACGCAAGGAGGTTGAGCCTATATGCTCAAGTCATTCCAGCACAGCTCCATGCGGAGGCGATACAAGATGAAGTTCGTAGGATACAAGGTCACGCGCTCCGATGGAGTGACCTACCCGTCCATCGCGGCGGCTGCTCGCGCAAACCGCATCGCCGAGACCACGATGAAACGTTACATCCGCAGCGGCAAGAAGACCTATAGCGGCTTCTCGTTCAGCGTCTCGGAAGAACAGACCAGCCTAGGACATGAACACTTGAGCGAGCCTGTCGTTTGTCCCATGTGCGGCAGGAACACGTACAACGTGACCGGCTTCTGCCAGTACT